GATCAATGGGGCAACTTAATGTCGGTGAGAGAGCTTCTCGTTCCCTCACTGAAAGAGAAAGAAGTCAGCTGTACCATACAGGCTGTACTTGAACCGATGAAGGTTCGTGTAATATCCAAGGGAGAAGCTTTACCCTATTACACCATGCGACCCTTGCAGAAGAGTCTTTGGAACGCTCTGCGTCGCATCCCATGTTTCCGGCTGATCGGTAGGCCCTTTTGTCCTACTGATATCTGTGACCTAAAGAAAAGGGCAGATAGTACCGACGAGTGGTTCTCCGTCGATTACTCAGCAGCCACGGATGGATTGTCCTGGAAGTACTCTGGACAGATCCTGGAGCATTGCATTTCGCTCCTCCCTCAACAATTCCAAGCCACTGCCATGAGCGTGCTGGGTCCTCATCGACTCCATTATCCTTCTAAGGAAAGAGGCGCTGCGCCTATCTTTAAAGGAGTAATGCGACGAGGACAGTTGATGGGCTCGATTCTTTCATTCCCAATACTTTGTTTAGCAAACTTGGGCGTGTATCTGTATGCCAATCGAGAACGTTTTCAGAAATGGAATATTAGCGACATACTCAACCATGTTCTTATTAATGGTGATGATATGTTGTATGCTGCTCCCGCAGATCTTTGGGAGGAGCATATCCGTGCTGGTAAGGCCACCGGACTTAATATGAGTGTAGGTAAATCCTATCACCATCCCATTTATGCGAATGTGAACTCGACATCGATACACTGTGATCTTCGAAAGAATGAGACACCGTGGCAGATCGACTTTCTTAATGTCGGTCTGTTCTTTGGACAGCACAAAGTCCAGGGAGAACGTGGGCATGATATCTCAAGTGGAGATACTTCATCGGGTCTAGTGACCATTATACCACAGATGCTAAAGGGCTGTCTACCCAACAGAGGGAAAGACCTGTTGAGCATGTATCTTGCTCGGCATTCCGAAGCTATTTCTAGAGAAACCGCAGTTCTTTGTGATACCGGTATCTGGAATAAAGAGATGAATGGTAAGACCATGTCTCGAAATCTCTTTCTCCCTCTATCCATAGGGGGGATGGGGATCGTACCACCTGCTGGTTTTAAATTTAAAGTAACCAGTCGCCAAAAGATCTTGGCAAAGGTGCTTCGTCAGCGTGTGACATGTTCCACATGTGCTCAGTTACCTCTAGGAGGAATGGGTAAATGTGAAACACGTAGGTATACTGTTGAGTACCCTACCGGTCATCACACCGTTGAGGAGTACCTTGTCACCCCAGTTCCGGGCTACGAGGTCATTAAGTGGGAAGAGGTTCAGTCCTCCCCATGGGCGCAGAAGGCTGTTGGATCCGTTGCGGACCGATATGTTCTTACAGGTGTGACGATGCCATCGCGTAGAGAGTGGAATGTCCTTAAAATAGGTTTTATCCCTATGGGGAAGAACAAGGTTACGCTCATTGCGTAAGAGTGCTATGGCCTTTATTAGGTCAAGGAGCGCAGCAAGGGGGTGATAAAACACTTTGGTACCCCTTCGGATAAATGTACGTTTGTAATCTGTACTTTGTCCGTGCCTATCAGCTGCCGTTGTTCCATCGTTGCTTACGTCTATCAGGGATTGTGAATCTTCCCGATAGGAATGTTGAGATCGAGAACAATGGAGTATTCGCTCTTTGTTATGTGACTGTTCCTCGGTCAGAGTCACATTTGCTCTTCGAATTGTCTCAGAGATTCGAAGGGTACCTGTCCATAGAATCGGACTCGGTGGGCGAGCAGTAGCCCTGACGAGACGGTTGGTCCCGGAAAGACGTTAAACTTGGCCAAGGGGTTCTTTCCTGTAAATCACCTAAAACGGTGGTGATGGTCGTCCGTAGTGAGTGTGTTAGTGTTGTTCCGTCCCCTCGGGAGTGACAATTCTTCGCTAGCATTCGCATCGGCCCACTCACATTAAAAGTTCCGTGCTAAATTGGCAAATTGTGCGATCCGATACCCACGATGACAGGCTATAATGGGCTGGTTGTGGATTCTAAAGTACATATTTGGCTCTAATGCCGAGAGACTGCACAGGTGACAGCTAACGGACTATCCGTAGGATATCCGTGTTGGTTTTCCAACAAGCTTCGCAAGCTTTGCTGTGGAAAGGATGTACAGTCCCCTCTGTCCTAGGGGATCCCTTACATGGACAATAAAGGTAAGACCAACGGCGGGAGCTCCCGTAAGAATAGAGCTCTCCTTAATGAGATCAGGGCAGTGGCAGGTAAGCCTCTGGCCGTAGCGGCTAGGAAACCTGGTCCGGCGAAGAAGAGCCGGAGCACTGTTGGTCCAACAGACAGAAGGATCGTTAGTGCTGCGAGTGCGTATGCCGTGGGGCAGCGTTCGTCGGAGCCTAAGAGGGTCTTTGACAATAAGAGAAAATCGTTCATTGTTGCCCATCGCGAGTTGCTCGCATCGGTGACTGGTTCGACCAATTTCACCATAAACCAGCAGATTGCTATCCAACCTGGTTTGTCAGCATCATTCCCGTGGTTGTCCACACAGGCCATTGGGTATGAGCAGTATCGCTTTAGAAAGTTGCGTTTCTGCTACTATACGAGGACGGGATCGAATGTCCCTGGCTCATGTATGCTGATAGTCGATTACGATGCCGCAGATGCTGCGCCTGCAAATGAACAGGTCGCGTCGGCTTATCGGGATTCAGAGGAGGTAGCTCCATGGGTTCCGGAGTTCTGCTTAGACGCGGACATCAAAGCACTCCACCCGGACGGCAACCGGAAGTTCATTCGAACCGGTACCCTTGCCGCAAATCTGGATGTGAAGACTTACGACTGTGGAAACTTTTACGTAGC